TGCGGCGTTATCTGCCATGCTTTTTCTTCCCTTGTTCGTGCTTCAATCTAAGGAATGTGAACCAGTGGGTAAACTCTTCCACCGTCATGTCCAGCACAACCGATAAAGGTTGCCCAAGGGTTTGTGCCAACTCAAACATCCAGTAGAGTTCGGTTGGCTTCCCTTGAGCATTTAGGAGTTTTTTTCGCGGTCTTCCTCGCTGGCTGTCTCTGCACTAAGCACAAAGTTAGCAGCCCTTGAAACAACTTCTGGATCAACTTTACTGCGAAGAGAAGTTTTATCCTCTAGCGTAAATGCTTGATTGCCATCCTTATCAGTTAAGCCAAAGATAACAGCGTAAATTAGGTAATCAGTAGAATTACCATTTGCGCGTGAAATCATTTTTGCCTTGTCATCCAAAGTCAAATTCTTTGAATACAGCGTAACGTCCCACTCAGGAATAACAATAGATCGTATTTCCTTGCTAGAGAAGTGAGCAGTAGCAGATTCAATAATTTTCATTAGACCACCACGCCTTCAGTAAGGACGCCAGTACCTTGGAATGTGATGCTAGACTCTACCAATCCATCGTAAGAGATGCTAAGAGTCTTACCTGTGACAATTGCAGACCCAGAAAGCTTATGGTCGCCAGCAGTGTCACCTTCCATCTGGAAAGAAACAACTATCTCTGCGCCAGCAACGCAAGCAGTTTGACCAGCTGTATCTGTGTCATCAAACAACACATCAGCACTGCCAGACCATGACTTTAGGCTTGGCTTGTGAGTGCGCCATACATCGCCCATAGTGGTGTCTTCATTTGTGTCGCCAGTTTGATCAACTGACCAAGTGCGAACCTCTGCCATTGCAGCAGCCCCAATCTTAATTACGCCAGCACTACCGCTAAATGTTGCCATCTTCCACTACCTCCGATTCAATTTTGACTTTAACCTTTACAGGCTTCTCAGGCTTTTCAGACTGTAATCGATAACCAACTTTCAGCAAGTAATCAACCTGATCAGGCGTTACACTAATTATATCACCAGCAGGAGACACAACATTAGTCCTTTTCATACAGCCACTCCAGCATTGGATTCTTTCGTGTGATAGAGAACCTCAACAGTCATGATCCCAGTTGCAACAGGTTGCTCTCCGCTACCAGAATAATCAGCCTGAAAGCTCATTATCCGAGTATCTTTTGCGTTACCATCACGGGTTCTGTCGGCATATAAAGCCGTCTCAATCTCAAGCGCGATAGTATCTAAATTATCATCGTATCCGCTAAGAGCCTTTACATAAGACTCTATAATTATGCTAACTGTTCTAGCCATCGTCCTATCAAAACCCATTGTGGCTGGCTCTGATGTTTCATCTTTGGAATATACACAAAGACCAGGTAACTTATTTGCATCCATTGGATATACGCGACTTGGATATACGCGACTTCCAGTTGTAGTTAGACCTGTAACCGTTGTAATAATGTCATCCCTGATTAGCTGTCTTACATGAGGCATTATTGCTTCTCCAGAATCAGCTCAGTCATGCCAGTTCCGTCTGGCTGAACAACTCTTATAAGATATACCTGCTTATCAACAGTTAAAGAGTCTGAATCCTCTGCACCGCAAATATCGCTGCTTTTACATACAAATCTTGGCGTAGTAGATGTGAAACCAACGGTTCCAGAAATATCAACTTCTGTGTATGCAGAATCAAATATTCCTTTCACTGTTTTTCGCAATTTGCCAGAACGCTTCAGAGCGCCATCTACGCCCCAATCCATTAGCATTGCCATTCTATCGCTATCAGTTTCTACCATTCTTGCGTCCACGCTTTATAGGAGCTTGAATTGATGTGTCAACGCCAATAGCGCGATTGGTAATTTCTACGTCCATGATTTCTTCGTCTGCAACTAAGCGTATTTTCCCATAGGCCATTAGTTCCACAGTCTGTTGGGACTTTGGATTCAATTCAACTATGTCGCCTGGTTGTCTAGCGCCGTCAATAACAACGCCGCGAATAACTATATATTTAGCCATTTTATCACCTGAACGAGGGGCTTGGCCGAAACCAAACCCCTTGCTTGTCAGCACTTACTTAAACACCATCGTTACCGAAGGCAAAGCTTACAGCATGACGCACTGCTACGTCACAGCTCTGCAAAGCAACAATACGGACAGTACCAGACTTGCTGTTGGTGTACGGATCAACAGTGATATCCAAACCACCGAAGAAGCCTACCAACAGATCGCTGAAGTTGCCGAAATACAGGTTACCAGCGGTTGCTTGATTAGAGATAATCGAGCGGTAGCCGTTGATTGTATTGCCGGGTTCAACAACAAACTGTGCAGTTCCTGTTGCCTTCTCTTTTGTCTTCAAGCCGCCCCACATAGACGCAGGGAGAATGTAAGCCAGATTGCCCATAAGCGCATTGTCTTCGCCAAGAGCCGTCTCAAGAGTTACTACTTCTGAGAATGTTGGAACAGCAGCAGCAAATGCAGTTACTGTGTTAACGCCAGAAGTGCTTAGAATGCCTGTTGGAGAACCACCAGTTCCAGCGCCTTCAAGGGCAGCTTTGTCAATTGCTAAAGCAAGAGCCATTGCAAGGTCATCACGCATCAAAGACTCAACATCCAAAGATGACTGAATCAAAAGCTGGCGAGTCACATCCGTGTACGCGCCAAGAGTGCGTGGAACCATTGATACGCTGCCAACAGTCATTTCTGTCGCAGATGTATCGCCGCCTTCTGTGCTAATCCAGCTTGCAGCAGCAGATGTAAGCTTCTTAGGAATCTTAACATCGCCAGACAATCCAGTAAGCATACGAGCGCCAGCTTGCATTACGGATGAGGCATTACGCAGAACGTCAATGAAGTCGCCGCCACGGAAGTCATCAGTGAACAAGGATGCTTCATCAGCACTGTTCAAAGTACGCTTAGTCATGCTCCAGTTACGCAGAACGTCAACAGGGATCATTAGACCCTGTGCAGTAGTGCCGTACTGTTCAGCAGCAGCGCGTGAGCATTCAAACTCAAATGCCGCATTCTTCTGAGCGCGAACATCAGTTGGGTTGGCAAGTGCATTAATTGCACGAAGGAGGCTGTACTGCTTAACCTCTTTCTTGCCCATGCCAATTGACTGATCTTCCAAAGCGCGACCTGAACTAATTTTGTCCAGAACAAGACCACGGAATGAATCAATTGACTGACCTTCTGAAACCGCTTTCTCAGCATCATCCATCAAGCCATGACGCTTACCAAGAGCAATAATTTGAGAAGCGTTACGTTGTGCGTTTTGGGCAGACTCGGCACGAACTGCATCAATATCAACTTCGGACATTTTGGTGTCCTCCTTAGCATAAGTTATTACAGGTTGAATTGCTGAAGTGTCGCTAGACCTACCCACGCCAACTGTCACATCAGCGGGAATTGATACTATGCTTGCTTCCATTGGAGTCCACGACTTAGCTATGTAAGTAGATTTCTCCCCTTCTTTTTTAGCTAGCACCATTTTATTGATGCGATAGCCAACGCTGATGTTGGCACGGATGCCATCCACCACATCATTGAACACTTCTGAGGCATGATCGTTCTTACTAAAACGAACCTTAGCGCGTAGTCTACGCGACTTCTCATCTAGCTCAACAGATTCTATTACGCCAATTTGCTTTAATGGATCGTGATCAAGCAAAAGTGGTGCGCGACCTGACCCAAGGAAAGACAGGTCAATGGCTGCTTTAGTATGTTCTAGTATTTCATCGCCAAAATATCTTTCCACTGGCTCTTCGCTTGATACCGCGATCATCACTGTGCGTGTATTTTCATCGATCATTTTGCCAGACAAGCCAACAGACCTGTGGTGTGTGCCAGCAAATGGCTCGTTTTCAACAGGCAGGTCGCGAGACAGGTCTTCTTCAGTCACAAGTGGCGTCTCTTCAGTCGCTGCTTCTTCGTGGATTTCCACATCACGCACCGCTTCGTCAATAATGGATTCTATCACTTCAATTACTTCACTCATTTGGGGTATCCCCTGCAATATCAGGAAGAATAGATGTCATATTAGCAGAAAAAGGCTCAAAAGCATACTTGAGTCCAAACTGCTCTGCTAATGCTTTGTCACGCTGCAACTCTGCCATCAATTCCTCAGCATCTTTACCGTACTGTACGGAAACGTCCTGAAGAGAGAATACGCCATTTTTAAGTCCAGTAATCGCCGCACTAATCTCTTTAACTGGATCGACCCAGCTCCACGCTCGGCCTCGGAAAGAGGATGCGTAATAAAACTTGTCAAACGTCTTTGATGGCAAGCTTAAATATCCCATCTCCATCGCAGACATCAGCCATGATTCATAAATAGGCATTACGCAGTGTTCAATCATAAATCCTTGAACTGTGCGGTACATATCACGCTCCTGAAGAGCGCCCTGCCGAATCGAGCTGTAGCTTGTAGACTCAAGATCGTTGCTTAGGGCTGTATAACTAACGCCAAATCCTGACGCAATACCCTTTAGTACAGACTTATGGAAGCCGTGAAACTCATTGTTCGGGTATGTCGGATCAAATGAGCTAAACTCCATGCCTTTCGGAAGTTGCTGCATCAAACCAGGCTCTATTTCCATGATCGGAGTGTTGTTGTCATCCATGTCATCAGGCACATAACCATCACCGGCAGGCGAGGTGAAGAACCCCATCTTAGACGCGCCAATCCTAGCGTTAATCACAGCCGCCTCTCTGAACGCAGATAGCTGCTTCAGGGCAGGTAGAGCAGAAGTAATCCACGGGACGCCACGGGTCTGCCCAGAGCGCAATGGATCGTATACGTGGATTACGTTCTCTGCCAAAACTCTTGTGTACTTGGACGAGACCGTGATGCTAGTAAAGTCATTGTCGCCGGGGTGGTAATTCAAGAAGTAATAAGCAATAGGCTTTTTATATCTATCAACCTCAACGCCCATTCTTATTTCGTGACCATTTGGCAGCTTTTCAGACTTCTTCTCGTCTAATTGATCAGCCTCAAGAAGCTGCAATCCAAAAGAATGAACAAGTGACTTGCCTCTGTGCTTGATAATAAAGCACTCGCCATCACGGGCAACTGCCTCCATAGCTTGACGCTGCACATCCACGAAGCTGGATCGCCCGTCCAGAGTGCAATTGCCCTTCCTGCACCACTTGAACCAAGCCATTTCGATGTCTTGATTGCCCAACTGATCCAGTTTGCCTAGCGAATTAAGGGCTTTGACCTGAAGGCTCATGCCTTTGTCGCCAATTACGTTTGTTTTCATCAGGTCTAGATAGCACTTAACGTACTCGTTGTTTCTAGCCAGATCACGCGATCTTGACCGCATTCTCTTTAAAACATGGCTAATCTCGCTATCAGGAGACCTGTCTGATTCGCCAAAGTCTGAGAATAGTCTACTCGTGCTTGCCGCAGCGTAGGATCGCTTAAAATGCCTTGATGGGGTCTTTACGGGCTTCTTAGAGAAGAGATCAAAAATCCCCATTATGTAAACCTCACCTTGATAGTGGACGTTTTTACACCTATGCCAGCCACCGCTAACTCTTTCGCCACTTCGGACTTATACATATCTCTAACACTCATGAGTTCGGTAAAGCTCATTTTAGTCAGTGAGCGGCCTGCAACAGAATATGAAGAAACATCTGAGTCTGCCTTTCCCTGCAAGATAGATTCAATCTTACTAAACATTATTTGTGCGTGACTACGGGGATCCCCAGAGACATCTAGCGACTGCTTTACAACGAACTGGCCTCTTTTTACGACAACTCTCGCAGAGTCCGATGTTCTTATAACCTCTTGCTGCCACTGATAGGTTCCGTAAACCCATTTTGAGGAAATGTCAGATGAGACTTGGACTAAATAACCGTCAGAATTCTCTGTCGCAATTATTTCAATCTCACCACCACCATTATCGGCAGTTCTGGCAACATATCTAAGGGAGTATAGCGATACAGGATAATCAAGAGCCAATTCTTTTTGCCACCACTGGACAAAATCACCAGCAACTATGACAGAAGGCTCCGTAACAGGGGCATTAGCTGAATCAAATATATTAGCCATTAGCTAAAGCTAC